ATGCCGGTACTTGCCGGCGCATTGCTGGCAGGGGGGGATGCGGGGGAGGTATCTGCCGGTGCCTCCTCCCCTTTCTTCTTACCGCTCTTCTTGGTGTTAGGTTCGCTATCTGTCTTTGCGGGCTTCTTCGTGGGGGCATTCTTCGCATCGTCGAATTCAATCCCCTCTTGTAGAGCGCGGATAGAAGTAGTAAAAGAACTGGGTGTCAACTTAGAAGATACAGATGTAATCAGATAATACCCATGAAGCCCCAAATAATTTAATTGTTGTTGCGTCGTATTAATAAGTAGAGGGCTAACATAAATGTACTGACCGTTGCGATAAAGATTGTTGCCCACCAAATCAATGTTCACGGAATATAGCTCTCTTAACTGTTCGGCTCCCAGAGCGCCATGTTTCTGGATTTTTGCTTCTCGCAAATAAGCTTGATCCTCGCGTTGGAAATTCAATGTTTTCACAAGCCCGCAGGCGGACCCAATATAATGATGATATATGCCTTTCGCAAGGTCGTCCTCATAGACCCCCTTAAGTCCCCTCCCTTTACCGTCGGTGGAAAACAATACCATGGCATGCCCAAATTTATCTGCCTCCTGAACATCACAACCGAGTTTAGATTTTGCCTTAGCAACTGCCTCGACCTGGGTATTTCTACCGAAGTCAGTGGTATATAAAGAAAGTGGCTGAGTGTCGAATCGTTGATAGAAAGTTATGCCATTGCTATAACAGCCGGCGCCAAGGGCATTCGTTATCAATTTCGCTGCAACATCCTTAACGAAATTAAGGAAGAAATATTTATCTCTCTCCTTGTCCACCACGTTCTTAATAAAGTACGCCTGGAATGCATCGAGCGATATTGGAATGTCGCCGATGCTTATCAACTTATACAATTCGTCCTTAAGCTTCAAGCCACTGTTTCGAGTCTCAAGGGTGTCGAGGAATGCGTCGGAAGCAGGGTCACGGCATGCAGAAAGATTCTTTAGATCGGCAGTTGAAGACATTTGAAAGGCCAAGAGCATGTCGACAAATTCTACTTCCGAAATAAAAAATTGAAAGCCGGGATCGCTATTGGTGGCTCCATCGTTCTTTGCAATCTGTTCTATAACCAGATCTAAAAGATCTCCCAAATATATAAAAGGGACGTCGACCGAGTCTGCTTGTTTATTCCAGAAGCCCCGACCATCCAGATCTCTATACCGCGCCGCGGCTTGCTCGGTGGCCTCTTCACTGGCTTCGCCAGATGTACCACCGCTTCCCAAAGCTGTCAGGAGATCGGTCTCAAGACCGGCGCTCGTATTGGGAGCATTATAAGTTGCATCGCGCCGTTTTCTTGCCGCGGTAATCCGGTCCTCATCGGAAAGTCTGCTCAAATCGCCCTGAAGCATCTCCTCGATAGTTACTTTTAACATGTATACTTTATCAGAGTTGTATATGCCCTGCAGGAGCTTTTCATACTTCTTCTTCCGATCCTCTTGCTCTAGCTTATCCTGCTCTTCCAGTTTTTTATCAATCACATCTTGATCTGCATTATCCCCCTTCGCACGCTCGGCTTTGATCTCATCCTGGAGCGTCTCAATCGTCTGACCCTTTGTTCCGGGCATGAAGATGTTCGACGATCGGCTCGTGGCAATGCCCGAGAGCGCTGCCTGATACTTAATGTTTAAAGTGAGGCTGCCGTTTTGGTTAAATTCAATATCGTGGCGAACTTGCTGTAGAAAAAGAGATACCCGGGTGTCTTTGATAGCATCCTGAAGCAACTGCACCTTCGTTTTGCCCGCGACGTTGGAGTCTATATCCAGATGAGGAAATATCTTAGCCATATTGGGAGGCAGCGCCCATCCAGCACAAACTTTAATACGAAAATTGGCGCCCTCATATTTTTTATGAAGTTCCGTAGAGGGATCACCACATTGCTTTGACTTTTTCTTGTCGGGGTTCGCCCCTTTCTTCTTCTTTGTTTTCATAATTGCTGGGGAATTTATAATCAGGTCCAGAAAGGAGGGTTCATCAAGTCCCGCCTGGGCATTCGCCACCGCGCCGTTGGCGCTTTGAAAAAAGTCGCCTATAGATTGAAAATAAATCGAGAGATTCGCCGTAATATTATTATCTACTTCAGCGGGCTGCACTCCTGCTAGTTCCCAGCCAAAGCTTTTAATACCAGAGCCAGGTGCTCGTCCTAGTTTCCCGTCTAATATACCTTGCACATCCTCAGAAGACAAAAAATTAGGAATGTGAAGCGGCTTCTCTTTGCCGGTAGGCTTGCCTTTGTCATCATAATCGACGCGAGAGATCCGGATAAAAGGTACCAAAAGGGCATGCACATCGGGACACAAATCCAGAATTGCGCCTACTTCTGCGGTTTTCCCGCCGTGGTGAATACGACTTAAAACAGTGCCGGTGTCGCCGCCGGTGCCAAGTTCGGTTACGTGTTTGTACTTCTTGACTGCTTGGTGGGCAGCTGCCAGCTTGTGGGCTCGTTCGAGCAGCACGCACTGAAAATCAATCGCCTTTATCTCTGTTTTTTCTTCTTCTTTTTCTTCCGCCATTATAATAAACCTTTATTATTTAGTAAAAGTCCTTAGAACGGTCTCTAAGGGAAGGGGGATATAAATAAGATCCCCGGGTGAGAGCGACGCATCCGTAGGCTTCTGATTGAAAAGTGCTAGAATCCACCAATACTGGGGGGAGCCGTAGTTCTCAATGGATAACTTGTAATAACGATCTCCCGCTTTCCAGATATACCTTTTTTTAGTCATTTGCCTTAGTTCGGCTTGAGTCGGAAAATTGAACTCAGGGGCGCTGTAGTGTCGGATTCCGGGAACGTGCCTCTCCTCAAAGAGTTTATCATAAAGAGGAAGAGTATTAAAAAAAATTGATCGATAATCGTAACGAGTTGGCATTTTCTATATCTCCAAAGCTTCTCAGCCGTCCAGTACTTCAGACTGATTGGACTGAAGCACTTCAGTAGAGGTGTTCTCGTTCTCACCACTGGACGGAGTTGTGGCATTTTCTTTCATCATGAATGCATTGGGGTATTTAGAATCAATGTCTTTGTCGGCAAAAACGAATGAGTTGTTCTCCGACTCATGCCATCCCATAAGATGGGTATGAATAACCGTATAATTTAAAGAAACAGAAACCACTTTTGGAATATAAGATTGGGTGCTTCGAGTGATGTCCTCCTCGAACATCGCGTTTGAGAGCCCAGCATCCTCTCTCTGCTCGGCTTCGCGTTGAGTCGGCGGTTCATCAACACTCCCCCCCAGGATAAAGCCCCCATATTGTAACTCGGGAGCGTAACTAAAGCCATCTAAAAAGCCTATTAGTTGCTGACCGGTTAGGGGATTAGCCATTAAGTTCGTCCATCTCATTCCAATAAGCGGAGCTGCTTTAAGTGTGTTTTGCATCCCCATGCCCGTTGGTGCGCTAATCTTCGCGCCTTTCTTATCGCCTTTTTGGTGTTTTTCTATATTATAAACCGGATATAAAAACTGAGTCAGCCTATTCATAGCCGCGAGGTTCGCAATAGCCTGCCCTGTGTCTCCCGAAACCACATCGAACCCAATTGATATCTGGCGCCCAGTGTTGTTGAACGTTACCAACGGGTCCATGCGCCCATATACTGTTTCCTGCTCCCAATTGGAACTAAACTGATCGCTGAACTCAGTTACCCAGCCGCCAAAATTAACCTTCTGCTGTGTGGGAAGATGCTGAATATAAATCTTAAAGAACGGTGTCTGGAGACCGCCGCGGGGGTTTCCGGGGTCATAGCTGCGTATAGGTACGGACATCGTAGGGTCTCCTCATTTTAATAAATAGGCGCGAAAGAAAAAAGATGGGCTAGTTCCCCATCCCACTGATGGCATTCGCAACTTCAGGATGCTTAAGAAATTCGATGAACACATCCTGCAATTCTTTCTCGCCGATCTTGACGACGATCGATTTTTGAGAGAAATTGATAACGGGCTTTGTTGGACCCCCCTTAGAGGGAGTGCTACTATTATCCATTGCTGCTCCTGTTGCCGCAATGGCTTCATTGGGTATAGCCGGCTTCTGAACGTTTTTGACTGTTAAGGTAGCTGACTGGTTAAACGCAGTTAGCGCCTCCAGCTTCTTCAGTTGCAGGAGCGCTAGCGCGATCGCGAAGGGACCGAGCGAATATGTAAGTGCTGTCAGTGCCGCGGCAGTTTTGAGAATGCCAAAGGCCGAGCCTCCGATTCCTTTAAGTGCATCTGTAAACTCACGAAGTTGAGGCAAGACATCTGAAAAGGTCATCACAGACGACGCAAGTGACCCGGCGCCTGCGGCCACCATGGTCATCCCTAAGCCAACAGTCATCAAGGCGGCTCCAAAGATTTTTAACCCAAAAGAACCGATTGCAAGGGGAATTGCTGTGAGGGCGACCGCTGCTGCAAGAATTCCCAAACCTGCGGCGGCGAGACCCGCGCCAACTCCCAGAATTATAAGCTTGATTCCTAGATCGCCCACAACAAGAGCCCGGTCAGCTATTTCCTCAGCTGGAATTTTCAGTAATTGTGCTACGAAAATTGTCATGCCCGAAGCAACTAGCATCATTCCGGTGCCAACAATCATCAAGGCGTTGCCAAAGAGTGCCAATACGTAGGATCCGAGGGTAAGTGGTATGGCTGCCAAGGCGAGGGCTATAGCAAGGATTCCCAACCCTGCTGCAGCAGCAACGCTGCCGATCCCAAGAGTGATCAGACTAATTCCCAGCTTACCAACTGCCATGGCGAGGGCAAATATCTGGTCGGGCGGGATTTGGACAAGCGCCTCTACCATAAGGGTGAGTCCCTTAGCAGCTATATTGATACCAATTCCCATCAGGATGGCAGCAACACCAATAGCGCCGAGTAGAGCTGCCATTGCCAAGATAGCCGGCGCGGCAGCGGTTGACATAACCGCTGCAGCAACAATTCCTACCATGGCAGCGGAGAAAAAGATGAGAGCAACGGCTGCAGCCAGGATCTGTCCACCCTTTAGTTCGGCGAATGACCCCACCAGCAACGACATCCCAAATGCAGCAAGGGCGATGCCGCCGCCGATAAGCAAGAATGCGAGCCCGAGAGCCAGCATGGGGCCAACAGCAGTCAGACTGGCGGTAGCCAGGATATATAGCATTCCAGCAAATAGAATGCCCACGATCACCAATGCTGCAAGCGCGCCGGCAATTTGTCCTCCAGATAAATTCTGAAAGGATTCAACAAGCTTTGAGAGTCCCAATGCTGCGATTGCAATGCCGCCACCGATCATAAGTATGGCAGCACCAAATGCAAGCATTTCTTTCCACGTGTCCTTCACTGCATCACCAAGCTTTTTGATTCCTTCAGTAAATGAGTCCCAGTTGCTTGTTGCGCTGGCGTCCGGTGAGGCAGGAGGCTCGATTTCTGGGCATGCCTCCGGGCACGGGATAGCGCCGTCGTCTTCACCTCCGCCCATACCCTTTTTAAAAGCATCTGTAATGGACTCTTTCAAGCCTTTATCTTTCAGGCTCTTAAATCCGTCCTTCATCCCAGTAAATGCGTTCTGTACAGCTCCGGCAGCGCTTCCGGCTGCGCCGGGGAGCTTCGTCAGTGCCGTGTAGATGGCGTAAATCCCGGATGCAATCGCCAAGCCCCAGAGGACGATCTTGGCCGGGATGCCGTCGCCCACTGTCAAGAGGGCAGCGAGGCTGTCGGTGACAAGGATGATCAGTGATGTCAAGGGTTCTAGAGCATTAAACACAGACAGAAAAGCATTCTTAAGTTTGTCCAGTTGTTTCATGCTTTTTGCCGCGACTTCGGCAATCTTTTTCTGGTTCTCGATCTCCAACTCTTCAGCGGCGGAAAGGTTTCCAAACATGCGGCGAGCAGTATCAACGTCCACTCCCATAGCATCTGCGATTGCCAACTGTTCGAACTTCGAAAGTTCTGAGAATGTTTGTCCTGCCATGTCCATTGATTGCTTAAGCATGTCAATACGATCTGCCTCAGATGCGTTGAGCATGTCAATTGAATTAAGATATGGACCGCCGAGAATAGCATTTAATTTGCCCACCTTTGTGGCAGCGCCATCAAATGTGTCAAAAGCATTACCGGAAATGTTTACCAATTCGTCAACAGTCAGCCCAGTTGCCTTAGACTGCTTCTCCAGCTGCTCAAATACGTCAACCACATCCTTACCATAAAAAGCTAGCTGCTTACTTACAGATGCAAAATCTGCAAATACTTCTTCAGTGGTTTTACCTAAACTTTGGGCAGTGTCGCTGAGGTCTTGCGTGAGTCCTACCAGTTCTGTGGCATTGAAACCGAGTGATTTGGTCGCTGTATCAAATAGCGCTCCGGTGCTTGCGGCGCTAACGTTAAGCTTTTCTAGAACTGCAGCCTGACCAGCGAGGGTGGCTTTGCTGCTTTCGCCTAAGGTGGTAAAATCACTAAAACTCTTATATAAAGCGGTTGCAGCTGCACCAGCTTCCATGCCGCCGACGCCAAGATGTTGATACGATTCCTGCACATCATCTATGACTTTTAGGTATGACTCCGCCTGACCGGTGGCTTCGGTAAACGCCGAGCCGGCGTCTGCGACCTGGAGACTGGCATTGTAAACCATTGACAAGGCGCCCTTAGCGAGGTTCCCGCTCTTGAAGACATCGACCATTCCGGCGGCAAAACCAGCGATTTCTTTTTTGGTAAGAGGAATCTTCTGCGCGAGGGATTTGAATGCCCCATCGACAGGCATGAGGGATTGGACTAAGTCTTCTGCCTTAGACGCGCCGGCTTCCATTTCGTTACCCAGCCCCCTGAACGTCGTACTGAGCCTATCCCATTGTTCGGGGTCGCTGACATTCTTACCGGCTTCGTCCAGCTCCCGAAGTATCTTGATCCGCGCCTTCTCCTGCGAGGCGATCCTCTCTCCGTTCGCGACGCGAGCATCATGCTGGGCGAGCTCATCGGCGACCTTCTGCTTTTCCGCCGCGACATCCTCTTTGTCCATGCCAGCGCCGAAGACGCCACCGCCGGAGCCGGAGCCGCCGGACTCTGACGAGGACTTCTTATTCATCGCCTTTACGAGCTTTTCGAGGCTTCCTATAAGGGCATCAATTTTTGCATCACTAGCTCCGGACATCGATCATCCCCCTAGTTTTTAAACGGCCAGGGAAGTCCGGTTTCTTTTTCAAAAGCCGCGATGGCTCGCGCAAGATCAGACTTATTCCCCATAGTGCGAGGGTCGCCGAGACCATGCTTCATATATGAATCCATATAACGCTTTTCATTCTTAAGAGTTTTAAAGAAAGCTTCTATTTGTCTCTGTGTTCCCCTGAGCGATACGGGAAAGTCATAGCCGACAGAGTATAAGTCCAGCAGCATTCCCCGAACACTCGATGCAAACGGAGTTAGGGTGGATTTGAATTCCTGGAGGTCTTTGTTATTTAAATCGATTACAAGTTTGTCCATTAGGTATACCTCAACAATAAATAGTTAAATATGACAAAAGCCGCTCAAAACTGAGCGGCTTTAAAATTATCTTTTGCGTCCAGATGACGATTTAGCTTTTGCCATAGCCTTATCCGACTCTTTCTTTTCAGTTTCAAACTCTTTAATCAGTCTCTTAACAAACCAGCGACGAAGTTGAGTTGGAAGGTTGTATGCTTCAAAGATTGACCAGCCACCATGATGTTTTAAGAGAAAGAGTTCCTCATAAACCACCTCTTGATAGTCACTACTTAGGCCAAAAAAACTGTGCCGTCAACGGCATACCCACTTTCTCCAAGTGGTCGCAACCCTCACAGGCAAACTCAAACGAAAGATCAATATCGGGAACGATGCGATCATAGCGGCTTCGGATGTCGCGTGAGATACGGGTGGGGCACTGTTCAACAAATTTCTTAAGGAGTGCTGGGTCAGTTACTTCGTTAATGCGCACAATGACTGCTGCAAGCTGGTCGGTAATGTTCGCATCAGGCAGCTTTAGCTTTTTACGCTTCTCGCGTGTCTTCATGAGAGCATGTTCGTCGCGGCCGCTTAACAACCGGACTTCGACCGTTAGCCCCTCATACTGAGAAAATGTAAGTTCATAATTCCCGTTTGGCAACCGTCCAACGCCCTCCTGGACGTCATCACTTGCTTTGTTCTCAATCTCGCTGAGGTCTACTTCAGCGTCTTGTGTCGTTGAGCAGCCGGGACAGGTGATGGAAACCTTATATTCGGGACCAAAGCCTGTTATGCGGGCAGCAATAAGAACGGCGTTCTTGTCACCGATTAATAAGTCGGCTGCTTTAACGCTCTTTTCAACAATTAATGAGTCCAACACACGGTCAAGGGCAATTCCCTTTTTGATTAAAGCTTCGGAAGTAAGAATATCTTCTTCTTTCGCTGTCATATGACGAATCTCTAAAGACTCAACCCCATAGAGGGGATGGGATTCTGCATACAACTCTCCCTTGCTGGGGAGATCCACAAACTCTGTTGGGTTTATGAATGAAAATATGTCTTGTGTGTTGTTTTCTACTACTGGTGGGGGTGGAGCGGGGGCGTCCTGTTGTGGAGCACCCGTTCGCTCACGATTATTCCTTCTTTTTGACAAATGTCACCTTCTTTCTCTCTTTATTGGCTGCTTCGCCCGAGGATGCTCTCTTCCGACTCGATGGCGCCTCTTTCGACGGTACCTTCCAGGCGGCCACCCGTATATGTAGCCCAATCATAGCGGAAAGTAAGCTCAAGATTAAGTAATTCTTCCGACCCATAGTCGAGATCGCCAAATTTAGCGTTTGTAAGCCATGGGTTATTCAATTTCCAGGTGCCAATGCTGATGCCCTGACCGTCAATTTCTCGGATTAAAACATCACCGGTAGCGTTAAGTGCCGACGCCTTGTTGGGCGTGCCTGGGGCGATACCCAGACTGGCGGGGTCGCCACCGCCCGCTCCAAAGAAAGCTGCCTGATCATTGGGATCAAAGTATCCGCTGCGATATAGTGCTTGATAAAGCATCTTGTTGCCATCGGGGTCCACGGCATTCACTAGCGTAGCGCTAACTGTGTCCCAGGTAACGGCACCAGGATAGTAATAAGTGTTTCCAAGAAACTTATGCTCGGTTTCACTAATCGTGTAAGCCGGCTTCGTAACCGTCTTTGCAAGATATTGCACGTTAATACCTTGTCCGTCCACAGTTAGAAGTGGTAAGTTGAGCAAAAACCTATGTGCTCTGCGGGGCTCTGATAGTGCGTTGTTCCAAAATGCCATGTTCTTTAATCTCCTATTAGATTCTATAATATATAGTGCGGGGGGAACATTCCCCCCACATTATTTTTTAATCTTCGAAGGCTGCCCCCGTTCGTGTAATATTGAAGTCAATCGCGATGAATTCAATAGCTCGGGTGGGCTTCAGGAAGATCTTAGCATACATGATGTTACGATCAACCAGTTCCGGGGTGGTGGTGGTGTCGTCCAAGATAACCTTGAAGTCCGAAAGTCCAAAGTTGGTCTTAACCGACTGCAAGAAAGGATTAACCTTAGAGGTGAATCGGTCCCATGTCACCTGAACATTGGGATCAAACAGAAGGTTTGCTGCCATCTGCGAGATGCGCTTCTTCACGAAGATCATGAGCCGGCGCACGTTAATACGGTCCAGAGCGGAAGGAGTAACCTGCAGGGTCTTCTGACCGAAGATTACAATGCCTTCTGCGGGGAACTTAGCAATGGGGTTAACATTCGCTGCGTATAGATCGTCACGATCCTTGCGACGTAGCTGGTGGGCCACATCCACAATCGGGATTCCTGCCGAACCCTCTGTCAGTCCGCCGCGGTTGAACCCGGCTGGTGCGAACCAGACCTGCGTCTTACGCTGGGAACTCGAAAGGGTTCCGAGAGCGGGGATAGAGGGCGGAAGCCAAACGAAGGCTCCGTTCAGGACGTCGCGTCCACGAACCCATGGGTAGTAGGCGCAACCGTAGGAACTATTGAGTCCCCGTGAGCGCATAGCATTAACCGTCGCCCTGATCTCAGAAGAGGTATTCTGACGACGGGTTGCTGACGATGCATTGGACTCCGCACGTGGGACGAATCCCTCAGCAAGGTCGATGATAGCCAGAGCGTCGGCACGATCTTCACACATATTAACCAAATTCGTGGTTAATCCTTCATTGCGAAGACCCGGGATCGTTGCGAGATTCATCTCGATAACCTCGGGGTCCGAAATTGCGTCAATGGTGCGTCGGTAGGTATTAAACACATAACTGGTTTGATCCGTCGCGGTGCTAGGGATAACGCGGGCTGCGCTATTGAAGGGGTCCATCTCTGCGATGTTAACACCATCAAAGCCGCCATAGAGAGGAACACTAAAGCGGTCGAAGCCAGCATCCAGCACACCACTCACGGCGCCGTCGGCACGAGTAAGAGAGGCGCCTTGATAATTTCCGATTGCCTTGTTGTGTGAGCCACTAACCCATACACCACTACCAGATACGTCATCGAGGGTGAACAGCAGGGAGCGTTCGGTCTTAGTACCAGAGGATGCAGCGAACATATCGCCCACTATTCCGCCACGTGGACGAAGCAAGTCAATTGTAGACTTGTCAAACACGGTACTGCCAGCGGACTGAGCCGTCTGGAAGCCGAAGTAAGCATCTGTCTTGTTGCTTAAGTTTCCGTCAGATGCGCTAACACGCAGTTCGGGTGTGGGGTAGAGTGCCTTGATGCCGATAGTGTTAGTGACATTCCATACAGCTCCGTTTAATACGGAATACATCGCAAATAGGGACCCAGAAGTCCACTGTCCAGTTACCGCACGAGTAGCAGGGAAATCAGCGGCGACCATCGAGCCAGTAGCCCAGTTGCCATCACCAGACGAAGCATTCGTAAGTTCTTCATCGTCATACTTGACGATTCCACGATAACCGAAGGGGAGGAGTGACGGGTTCATCATTCCAGCATCAACGTTGGAGTCCATAGCAACTCGGATATAAGCAGAGTTGTTTACCCAATCGCCCTTCTGAACATAGCGGCGCTCGGATTCACTCCAGCTAGTATACTGATCGCCAACCTTACGAGCAACGTAATTAAGAGAATCAGGGTTAAGATCGCAATTATCAAACTGCTCGATAACACGCACAGTGTTGTCAGAGTCGCTTAGTTGTCTCACAACCACCGAGAAGGTGCCATAACGATACGCATTTGTAGGTGCGCGTTGGATATCCTGAATCGAAACCTTAATATTGCGGTTTGTCCAGTCACCAGGCTCTTGGAGGGCATGAATTGCAAAGAGGCTCTCAGGACCATCTGTCGGAGATAGACGACAAGAGATAATCGAGGGGCTCTGCGCGGACTGTGCTGAGTTGCCAGCAAAATCCGAACCCTTCACCGTTCCGCCGGTGCCGCCCTGAATCTTAACTATTGATCCCAGCGTACGCCCGGTCGCCGATGCAGCAATCAGGGTCGATGTGACATTCGCCTTCATGTGGCGATCAAAAGTCTCGCCTAGGAAATACTGGAGTGCCGTACCGGGGGATGCCACTGCTGCATTTGTTCGCTGGGGGTTAGTATTAAAGACCTTGCGAATGTAACGAGAGTCGCCTTCCGTGAAGTTAGCCGTGAAAGTGCTATAGGCGGCGGGGCTGGCGCTGCCGCTAGCGTTCGCGATCTGAATTTTGAATTCAAAATCGGTACCAGTGTCCGCGAGGACGATGTGGCTACCTGTAAAGGAGGGGGCTCCAATACCGAGCTCGGCGACTCCATCGGTCGATGAAGAAACTACTGCTGCGCCCGAGAGGGCAACCTCAGTTCCGCTATTGCAGTACCATATCGCGGCTAAAGCGCCAGTAAGCTCATTGGAGCCCGAAGTGTCATGGAAAACATAGAGTCCGTATGCGTTGGTCTTTTCCCAACCGGCTTCGCCGATGGATCCAGCAGAGGGACCACCGTCAGCAGTGGTCTGTGCTCCCAAAAGACGAATGTAGGTGAGGGGAGAGCTATTCTTAAGATACGCTTGGGCTGCATAGGCGCCATACGTGGGCGCACTCTTGTCAGTGCCTTCGCGCCAAACATCGTCGCCGGCGCCACCGGGAGCCGGGGTTCCAAAAACGCTAACAAACTCTTCAAAAGAGCTAACAGTTACAGGACGCAACGAGGGTCCCTTTTCTGCGCGCCCGATAACTACGGGGCCGATGCCCGCGGGGGAAGCCGGGATTTGAGAATTGTCAATCTCATTAACGAAAACTCCCGGGGATACGAATCTATACTTTTTAACTGACATTATTGATATTCTCCTACATTGTGAAAATGTTCAAAGTAAATAGTGTTAAAGACGGGCAATGGTATTATTCTCTATAAATTCCATCTTTAATAGTCCGGGGGATATCTCCCAAGACGCTGGTTTCTCTTCCAAACTTAAATTCCACCGCATTTTCGCGGCGCACTATCTTGGGGCGCTCCTGATTCTCGCCTTCGCCAACAAGATAGCCAAGCACTTCGATTTTGACAGTTGTTTCATAGTTTCTCTGCTCCATCCCAAGCGCTGCCTTGTTAGATTTATTAGCAAAGCCTCCATCAATGAACACTTCATAAAAGTGACCTTCATTGCTGATGCGCCGGGGCATTCGAGTATTGCCCGCAATCGTGAAAAAAGGACTAATAAGCTGATTCAGTTGCTGTTGATATTCCGTACGAAGATAAACTTCATATTCAACTTTTATCCACACAGGAAGAGGAATAGTAATAGTTTCATAGACTGTCTTTGCTGTCGTTTGGTTGCGCTTGTTGCTATTTTGCATTTTCGCCACAACGTTCTTGTTTGTTCCATATGTCCTCGCTGCCTGTGCATTTTGGAACTCTGCTGTTTTCTTTGGATTAATCTGACGGGCTACTGTAATGCTTCCTCCTTTAGCATCATTGGTCGGAGGAATATTAGCCCAAATGGATCCTCTAAAGTTTGGCTCTTTAGTCACGGATGCCCGGTTAACGCTAATAAGCGGCAAAACGAGGGTCTCTTCCATGTCCCGAATCTCTTTATTGTGTTTAATTTGGTAAGCACGCTCGGCCGAAACCCAAATGACCGGGACTTTTTTAAATCCTTCATTGGTGGTGACCGACAAGTTCAATTCTTCATCAACAAATTTCAACATTGCACCATCAATAGTCTCCAACCCAGAAGGCTGGAACTCTATCTCTTGTAGCTTCAGTGCCACCTCGGCGTCACCGACGTATTCATACTCATTCGCCTTCGCATTTCGGATTTGAGCTTCTGTTCGTTTGCTACGCGTCATCTATTTATCCCACAAAAATTCCGAAAGGAATGTTTTCCATAACTTTCTTAGTAGAATCTTGAATCCCGGCATCTGTCGAGGCCAAGTTAGCATAAGTCGTTTCTTCAAGGAGGGTCTTAAGCTCATCACGTAAATTATCTTGCTCCGTTCGTGCTTGGGACAGGAGTTCTGAGTGATTTAAGGTTACCGACTCACCTGGAATCGGCACAGTGGAAAATTTACCTCGAATCTGTCCCAACATTTCTTTTGCCAACGCTAAAGCAAAGCGTCGTATCCACTGTTTTCCAATAGAGTTGATATTACCATAGGGAATGTTCTGAAACGGGAGGGTGTTCATGTTGTTAATTCCCTCAGTTCCTGTTGCGCCGCGGGTTCCGTCCTCCCATGGCTCCAACTCTCCTTCAATGGTGAAGTGAATCCAGTATTTGCGTGGGCTTGTCTCCATGGGCTTAGGATAGAGTCTCAGCCAATTGTCTTTTATTTCATATGAATAGTGAGATACCCGCGTATAGAGGGCGTCCTCATAAGCCATAGCCTGAAGTTTGTTCTGCCACGTTGGAACGATCTCAAAAGTCGAGTCATCAGCGTACTGACCATACGTTCTCATGTTGCCGACCACCGAAAATCCGCCGTAGTAACCATAAAACCTCCACATTGCGCGGGGCGTCTTAAAAAATACCTTACGAATATTGATTCTTTTATTTAATACCTTACCATAATAAGGAAGAGTAGTATCAGTAGCTGAAGATGCAGATAGAAGGGTCTGAATATCATAATCCTGTTGATTTGCGACACGATCTATAGATGCAGAATATATAGGAACTGTACCACCGAAGCCAGCTTCTGTCGCAAGTCCTTCGGTAACTCGACGCATATATCCATAATCAAACTTTGGATAACGAAGAGCAATTTCTGACCCGGACAGAGCGTGTCCGCTTACAATTTGTCCATCCTGGTCAAAAGAAGCTGTTGTGGCACCCAATAAGTCAGAAAGAGAGTTTTTGGTTTGATGAAGATTAATAAGATATGAATATTCTAGAACCGCTTCTTCATAGGCTGCATATACATTGCCCTCAGTCAGCTCAATGTCGAGGACATCGCCGCCGAGCTTCTTATAAGTGTAGGCAACCTGATCAGAGGCGCCCGATAAAAAGGCAGCGCTGGAATAAATCCCGAAAGGTAGGGTGGCTGCTACATTTGTAGTTGAACCCGTGACCGGTAAAATATTAGTATTTGTTGTGGATGCGGGATTTAATTTTGGAATGGCCATTCAGTGTTCCTCTATTAGTACATTACTAAATAGAAAGCCCCGCCTCAAAAGAGACGGGGCTTTAACTATTTTGACCTTACGTCGAGTACGACTAGCTGTCCATACCTCTGACGATGACCAGTCCATACATATCTGGACGAACCATCTTCTTGGCATACCGAGTCATCACGCCCTTGCGAGGCACGAAGTCTTCGGTGCCGAAGATCGTCGGTGTGGTCTGCAGCGGCACATACGGCGCATACACATAGCCACTCTCAAGGAAGCTACTTCCACGACGACCCACCAAAAGGAGGTTGCGGGGGAAGTAAGGATCGACGATAACGTCGAACTTCTTCGAAAGAGAGCCGACCTTGACAGAACCAATGTCACCACGGTCACTATCTGCAGTCACGTTCGCACGGAAACCAGCAGTGAACTCAAGGATGTTGGCAACTTCAGGTGCGCACACCACGAAGTTAGCAGCACCACGCAGAGTCTTGCGATGGATCTGTGCAGAGACGTCGTTGATTGTCTCAACGAGAGTCTCGTACCACTCACTCACGTTACCCGTGAAGTCCTGCGTAACTGCAGAAACCGCACCGGTGTCACGAACCAGGAACTGTCCTGGGTGTCGCGACCAGTAACGAACACCAGCCTTGGCGTCAACCACGAGGTCCTCAAGGATCTCCTGATCGATTTCAAGAGCGATCTGCTCAGACAGAATCTGAGTCAGCTCGACTTCGGCATCAAGGTTGTGGTAAGCGTTAAGATCCTGTCCTAACTCTGGGGTCCACTTAGCCTTGAGCTTCTTGGTGATAGCCGTGACAGCCACGGAATCGACCTTGATGTCGATTTCGGGGATGTTCTGGTTAGCTTCGAGAGCCCATGGGATCTCGCCTTCAACCGAACCGAGCGATCCGCCGGCGACAAAGTTGTCAGCCAAAGGAATCTGCCAAGTGTAGGCATCAAGGGCGGTCGCAACCTGGATCGCGGAACCAGTACCAACAAACACAACGCGAACAGTATTCTCGTCAACAGTGTCGGGGTTCTTGGCCGAGCGACTCAGCTGGCTGAGGCGTCGGATCAAAGTACCAGCGCCAGCCTGGGCACCAGCAGCTGCCACATTAGTGATGGCAACCAAGTTCTGCTGATTGAAGAAATCAGTAGCAACATTGATACCCAGCTCTGCAATGGCGAACGAAGAACCAGACGTTAAATCCGGATCCATTCGCAGGATCTGGTTAACGGCAGCAATCGTTGGGCACGAACCGGTTAAGCCACTACGTGACCCGGCTGCACCTGGAACGGCTGAGACATTTGTAATCAGTCCGCCAGCACCAAGAGTACCGGAAGCGATCAGAGTACTATCACTAGCAGCAAGGGAACCTGTCGGAGACGAGTAACCGTTGCGCAAGTCATATGCACCAGCACCAGCAGTGCCATCATTACCGGCGAGGTTTACACCACCGGTGATTTCAGCACCAACCTTGCCACCACCGTAGACGGAAGTGCCGTAGCCGTAGCCGAATCGATCGGCAGTGCTCCCGAGCGTACCCGCAAAGGTAAAGTCGAGGAAGAAGATGAGACCCGAAGGTAAGCTCATCGGCTGAACGCTAACGAGATCGTTGGCGATCAAGGCACCGAAAACTCGGCGCACAAGTGGGAATGCAACAGCTGCAAAACCCTGGACATCACCAGCAGACATGCTGGATGCCTCACGGAGAAGCTCTTTCGCCTGATTTTCAAGCAAACGAGCCATCCCGTTTCGAGAAACGTCGTTGTCGATTCCCTCAAGAAGTCCGGTCTGTTCCCACTTACTAATAAGTGCAGCACCCTCCTTCGAGAGATCACGATTAACGATGCCCTCTGTTAATTTTTCTACTAAAGACATTTTAAAACCTCCTATAATTGTTATTGAATGTCACTTCGTTAAACCTGCTAAACGCAGCATTCGACCCAAATTTGGATCTTTTGTTGCCGTATTGCTTTTCTTAGAATTTAGCAAAAGCGAGGTAGGCTTCTGAACCGCTTCACGAAGTGTTTGTGGTCTTGTTCTCTGATCAAGAGTGGACCCCACTGCGTTTTGAATTGTTTCAAAAATCATACTTGCTTCTTCAACAGAATTGGCAGATTGAACAGCGTCGACAATTTGATTTTTCTGTCGCTCATTCAAGGAGGAGCTGTTTAATGCCTTGTTTTGATAAACAAGCTTGGCATTTTCCAAGTTCAGCTTCATAAGCTGACTCTTGGCTTCTATCACGAGAGCACGAAGCTCTCGATTAGAGTTTGTAAGTCCGGCGACTTTCGCCTCGAACAAACCCGCATCCGACACAACGTCAGGTGCGGTTGATACTTCTTCGATTTCCTCTTCCTCTTCAAGGTGGGCAGCCTGAGCTGCTCCCATGGCATCATTATTCGCCTGCTCGATACTACTATCGGCAGAGTTTATAGATGCCCATCCTTGTGGGCGCGGAGTCATATCGACTACTAATTCTTCAATAAGATCGGAAAGCATTTCTTCACTGATAGCAAGTTCAGCGTCGTCATCTTCTACATCAGATGCAATTGCAGAAGTTCTGGCGCTAGCGTTTGCGTCTTGCGTCATATAGTCTTCGCCAGGAGCAGCCTCTTCTAGAGCAATATCATCGGCCAGGGAAGTGGCATCTGTAAAGGCGTCGCCTTCGACAGCTTCGTCTTCTTCCTCAAGTCGCTGTTTGATGGCATCAAAATCGATTTCAATTATTTCTTCTGGTGACGGCTGTCCGAGTTCTTCATTCTGAAAAGCATAAGGGACCTCATCGATAAATTCGGTAAGTTCTGGATCGGCTTCTGTGTCCTCTTCAAGTCCGAGCTCATCTTGTTCCAGCAAAGTATCTAAGGCTTTTTTAACATCCCCCGAATACTTCTCCAATACAGCATTTTCCGCGTTTTTAAGTGCGGCTTCCTTGAGGGCTTTAGCGTCTACAATCGCTTCTTCTAATAGTGAAGACATAGAATTAACTCCAGTTCTGATAACTTATCACAAATAAATAGTTCCTAAGATCAGGAAATGACTAATAGTTGTGATTTTGGTCCTCTACTAGGACGTCTCTGCTGTAAGGGCTGCCAAGTAAGCATCGCGCTCCGCGGTAAGGATAGCTTCTCTTTCT